GTTAAGCTCCGATGTGGCGAACTCAGCAACTTGGTCAAGTCCGTCTGCATAGACTCTAAAGACTTGTATGCAAAATCTGTCAGCCCAGTCTGAGCTGCCGTAAGCTGGGTCTGCCCCGATAACGTAGAAGGCGGTATCAACGGGTTGTTGCCATATCCGTAGCGTTGCCAAACGGTCTGTGGACGGTATGCACTCTGTGTCTTGGAAGAGTTGTCCAAAGGCGTATCTGAAGCACTCATAGTCTTTTCCTTTCGCAATTTTGGCTGCGTCTGTGCAGCGTGAGTTAGAGAAGAAGCTAGTACCTGTCATCACAAAAGCGTAGTCTTCTGTAGGTGGGAACTCTTGGTACATCAGGGTTTCATCCTTAATACCTTCATACATTTTCCACCTCCACCACGCCATTTGTCTAGAGTTTATCTCGACACCGTAGAGTTTTTTAATATCTTTAACCCATTCTTTTTCTTCAGGCTTGAGTTTTCCGTCCCAGTAGACTTTGTATTCTTTTGTCTCAGGACCTAGAGAATAATATTCGTTTCTCCACCAGCCACAAAATATTGCACGTTGTGTACGGGCTTTTTTAGCCGTTTTGTACATATCGTGAAACATATTAAAACCTTGGGCTGTGCTCTCAAACATATACAGGCGTTCAGGATTCTTTTCAGCTAAAGAGGCAATCAAAGATGCGAGTCCTTCTTCATTGCCCCAAGACGCTGTCTCAGTGCCGTGTAAGTAAGTGATAGCTTTACCTTGACCAAGTCTAGATTTGTTACCAGCGATTTGATAAAAGATTCTGGACCTGTTTTTGAGGACCATTTGATTGCGGTTGTGAGCAACCAAAGGAATCTTGTACTCCTTGGGTAAACCGTCAATATACATTCCCAGAGTTGACCGGAACATATCTCTGTTTTCTTCAGTATCGGCAACAAGAGTGCCCTGCCAACCAGGATGAGTAAATTGCCAATACAAATCAAGGGCAAGGCTAATAGTAGTAATACCCAGCTGACGACCTTTAAGAATAACAAAGAAATGCACATCCTCATTAAGTCCTTTTTGTATTTCTTCCATAACATAGGTTTGAGTCCCCAGGAGCTTACCCATTTTCTTGAGACCTTCTTCTTTTGTCTCAATTTTAAGTTCACTACAGAACTTGTAGAACTGCTGCAGATTGAAGTTCATGTAATTCCCAGTAGTTGTATGTTTTTAATCCGTCACCTATATCTGCTATGACTTTAGCGTGTTTAGGGATTTTCTTGCCGTGTTGTTGATAATGAAACGCAAGTGTTGTTGTGTAGTTAACTGTTGGTCTTAAAGACCTAGCCGTCTGTATTCCAAACTGCTGGATGGCTTGCCAAAGCACTTTGTCATCTACTGCACACATATTCAAGTCTTTGAACATCCAGGTTGACAAGATGCCAAACACATTACGCTTGAACAAGAAACAGTTGGTGTCATTAAATGTCCAGCCATCTGACTCTATACACTCAGCCAAAAACTTACCCGAGCTTGTGTAGAGCTTTCTAGGGCAAGTGATGATGTCTCTGCCTGACTCCTTCATTACACCTACCATGGTTCTTATATGGTCTTTGTGATACCAACAATCTGCGTCCAGGTAAGCTACAGCATCAAAACCTTGTGCCCATGCAACAGCAGTAGCAACACCCCTGGGAGTGTCTCCAAAGTCTCTGCAGGGCGGTAATGATATGTGGGTAAAGTTAGCAGTGTAATCATCCATGTCATCAAAAGGATTTCCATCCGCAACTACAAAGTGATGTATGTCTTTGTATGTTTGTTTTTCTACGCTCTTAATACATTGATTGAGAGTAAATATACTTTCGTTGTAATAAGGCGTTATGACTGCTACTCTCATAATTTATCTAAATCCCACTTGGATATAACTTCTGCAGCATCTCTGTTTTTGGCACATCTGATAAGTTCGTTATAAACAACTTCAGAATATTTATCTTTCCATTCTTTTACCAAATACCTTTTAGACCCAGGACTAATGCAAGACAACGCTCTTTGCATCTCCCGCTTGAGTCTCAGTCTTGAGTTGTACAGACGCATCTGTGTATCCTCTGTTGTATCCATACGCCAACGCTTTCCCCATGTTGTTAACAAGTTCAACCCTGTGGAGTTCAGAGACAAGCAAAGCCTCTACCAACAGATGGCAGTGCTCTCTTAACTCATCCTCATTCATCCACAGTAGTTCTATCATTTCACTCTTCGTATCCGTAATGTTTAAACAGATAAAAATACATCAACTTTTCCCATCTCATGCTTGGTCCATTTTTATTCCAGCAGTGACAAAGTTCATCTTGATGCCAGTGGTAACAACGCTCTGCCATTTTTATCCAGTAACTAGACCCAAACCTGTTTTTCATTTTGTTCACGCTACTCTCCACACTCGCAAGTTATCACCCTCAGACTTGCTAGAAAACTTAAACCCTAACTTCTTACTAGCCCTGTAATTGGCATTAAGAACCTTAGCTCTCGCAACCACCGGCACAGTAAAACTATCCCCCACCTCCATACTCTCATACGGATATGCGTACACCACCCTTGGACTGGGTAACAACATACCCTTTTGTATTTCTAATATCTCCATATAATCACCTCTACCTATAACTTAATAATACCATAATCTAAAGGAGTAAGCAATGATTAGGACATTTAACGAATACCACCTGGGAGACAACCTCATACACCTAAACTACTTACGCAGACTAGGACTACCCGCTACCCACTACTGCCATCAGCACTATCACGACCAGCTGCTCCCCCTAATTGAAGACACAGACATTGTCCTCATAGACCTACCCGCTAAACCCGCAGACGCTATCAACGCCTGGATAGGCGCAAACAACACCTTCCAAACAAGACCCCCAGGCACAACCTGGTCAGAGTTCTACACCCACTGGTTTAGCAAGATGTCTGAACAACTAAACGTAGATAACCCCATCAAAAACAAAGACGACTTCCTCTTTGACTACCCAGAACTACAAAGAAAAGAATACCCACAATACGACTATCTAATCATCAATAGCGTACCCATGTCAGGTCAACTACCCGACTACAACCCCTGGTTCTTTGAAAAACTCATCAAAAAGTATTTAGAAGAAGGCTCAACAGTCATCACCACCCTACCCACAGGGCAATGCCAAAGCACCATAGAACTCAACATGTCCGTCACAGATATAGGCGCTATAGCCAAATCTTGCAAAGCCATCATAGCCGTAGAAACAGGACCACTGTGGACAACCTACAACCCATACGCAAAACACCCAGCCAGAACCGTGTTCACCCAAACACACACAATAGACCTGCTCAACACAACAACATACCCAAACCTGCCAAATATGTAAATTTTTTTATGGGGGGGACAAGTGGGGGGCACGCACACAACGCTACTCAGTCCCATTCAGTCTCCACGCACTTACGTGTGATGACTACGCAACAATGACATGGTGACCATAACCAAATTGAGCACTAGGGGAGGGTTACAGATATTATGTTAAATGCGAGATAGGAGGGTTTAATACCCCGATAGATATTCTTAATCGCACATTGATAATACATAGTAGATATATATACACTATCATACGTATTGATTCAATAGGATATTTATATATATTGTACTACCTAAATTACATAAGTGTTTACTAACTTATAGTTTAATACTTAATAACTCATACATAAAATCTATTGACTATTGATTATTAATAGAAATATTTATTTAAATTAGCTATTGACTTATAATTATCTAATCATATAATCATACATAAGCAAGCAATAGTGTTTGCTGTAACTCACTCCTAATGAGGTAATTATGCAAAAAACAGATATAGCTAAAGTTATTACTGACTCAATCATTGAGCAGCTAGAGAATGGTGTAGCTCCCTGGGTTAAACCCTGGTCTACCAAAGCAGGTGGTAACGTACCACACAATCCTAGTTCCAAAACCAACTACCGAGGCATAAATTTTATTTGGCTCTCACTAATGCAGTCAAATGGAACGTTTGGCAGTAGCAATGCTTGGATGACTTACAAACAGGCTCAGAGTATAGGTGCTCAGGTTCGTAAGGGAGCTAAGGGCGTGCAGGTGGTATTTTATAAACCATTGTCAGTTACTGACAAATTTGACCCTACAGTAACCAAATTAATCCCTATGATTAAAAGTTATACAGTGTTTAACACTGACTGGATTGACGGGTTGCCTGAAAATCCAGTAATTGAGAATCCAGCGACTGAATTTCAATCACTTGAAGAATGTGAGCAGTTTATAGAAAATACTAAGGCAGTAATAAAACATGGTGGTGATTCTGCTTTTTACACTCCTACATTGGATTTTATCCAGCTGCCAAATAAGACAGATTTCAAATCTAATGCCGATTATTATGCAACTGCACTGCATGAGTTGGCGCACTGGACGGGTCACACTTCAAGAGTTAACCGAGATTTTAGCAAGTCTAAAAGATTTGGGGACTCTGCTTATGCCTTTGAAGAGTTGGTTGCTGAGTTATCTGCAGCAATGATGTGCGCTCACTTAAAAATTGACGGGCAGCTGCAGCACGCCAGTTACATTCAATCCTGGTTAAAAGTCTTAAAACAGGATTCTAAGGCTATTCTTAAAGCAAGTGCGGAGGCACAAAAAGCAGTGGATTATCTGGGCAATATTGCAGCAATGGGGGAGGATGGATTGTTAGACACTGACTGCACTGAGGAGGCGTTAGCAGCTTAAAGTCTAGCTATTAGCTCCTGCTGGGGGCTAATGGATACACTTTTGTATCAATCCTAACTTATGAGGTCAACCATGTATTCAGTTTATAAAACACATTGTAAAACTTTCTCAATTCTTAAAGAATTACTATTTATAAACAGTAATGTTTCAGATTATCATAATCCGCCAAACTGGGTTAATTTCAGAGCCGTAAAAGAATATAGGGATGATACGGCTAAACAATTAAGAAACCATGTAGCAAAAATTGTGATTGAGCAAAGGGCAAAGTCTAGGATTTTCTAAATAACAGCTTCTAGAGGCTTCTAAGAGGCTTCTATGAGGTGCTATTTTGCATCATCCTAACTTAGAGGTAATTATGAATAATCCAATGATTGCGTATCATAAAAAGAATGAATTAAGAGGCTGGTCAGAGGTTTGCCGATACCCTGCCGACTGGGCTGGATGGCATGAGGTAGATAGAAGTATGATTAATCACCTGCTGCAAACGGGAGAGTATGTCGTTACTCTTGGCTGGAACATGTATCAAATAATCAAGGAGGTCAAATAATGCCTGAATTATCCGATAATCAATTAGAGCAGCTGTACCATTGGCTGGTAGAAGCGCATCAAATAGTGGTTGACCCTGATGCCGACCAATATTTCGCAGCCAATAGAATTGAAACTTTGATTAGAAACTGTATTTTGACCCTTAAAGGAGAACCCTTATGAAATATTACGCCTACACAATCGGATTATGTTCGTCCCTGCTGGGTCTGCTCTTGGTCTGTACGGGACTCTACAGCGAGGAAATGAGCAAAGGAGACGCTTTGGGTCTATGCTTCGTGTTTATCATCATGTCCATATTTTTCCTACATGAGTTGACCCAGATAGAAAATGACGAGTAGGTGTGAACAACTGGGGGTTTGTCAGGGATATAAACTCCCCTGCTACAAATGCCCCTTTAAACCCTCTAAAACGACCCCTGAGACCCCTTTAGGGGTTGGCGAAGGGGTTGGTAGCCTAAACGTAAATAATGCCTGTAATCGCTTATATGTGTTTTTATAGAACATATATACATATATATAACATATAGGAGCTGTCACAAAAACATAATAAAGTTATCCACAGGTGTCTATATAGTACACGTATTATTAATCATAGATTAATAATACATCTATATTGAACATACATAGCATACCTATATTATTAAAAAAAGTATAAAGAGTATGTAACAATATGTATTGTACCTTACATAAGGTACTTTATATAAGGTACTATATGTATTGTACTATATGTATAGTAATCATATGTAGTATATATATTATATATAATATATATGAGAGATTAATCCTAACTGAGAGAAAAAACATGATAGAACTACTTTTACAAAGAAAAGCACAGTTAAAAGAACTGTATAAGAAGTCCCCAGATATAGAGCTGGTCTACCGCCTACGTGAAGTAGAACTAATGATAAAAAGGTATAAGAAACTTATAGAGGCAGAGGTAGACGCTGCAGGGTTTAGGGAAGAGCTGGGTAACCTGGTAGTCTTGATGGCTGGACTGGAGGCAGTAT